CTTCGCTACCGAGTGGTTCGTGCATTCCGGCGACGCCCAGAGAATGTCCGTCGTCGGGAATCTGCTCGGCTCCACCTGGCTGATGTCTGCCGAGTCGTGATCCGTCGTCGGGTGGTTGATCTGGTGCGAATCGATCGCCATTTTCCAGTGATTCGCCGCGATAACGACGCGATACCCCGCGGCCACGAGGCCCGACGATGAACCGCCCGCCCCGCAAAAGAGGTCCGTGACCGTGAGGCCGTTACTGATTACCGTCGCGCCGCCGAACGACGGCCGTTCCAAAGTTGTCGAGCTCATGATTCCCTTTCTGGGGTACAAAAAAGGCACCGGCCAGACGGCGGGTGCCTTGTGAATAGGTGGAGAATGCTAAACGGCTACGGGCTCCGCTTCCATCGCGACGTCGATCATGTCAAAGAGGGTCGGCATGTCCTGCTTGTTCGACTCCGCTTCGAGGTACTTCACTCCGTCGTAGTAACTGACCGGGTTGAGCTCAGCGGCACGGCCGCGACGTCCGAGCTTGAGGGCGCGAAGTACGACGGTTCCCAGCCCGCCGAACGGGTCGTAGATCAGATCGCCCGGGTTCGACTTTTCCGTGATCAAGCGGTCCACGATGTCAAATTGAAGCGGGCACGTGTGCATGACGAGGTTTCGCCGTGACTGCTCACCGTTGAGGGTGAGCATGCGGTTCACGTCGTGCCACACGTCGGGATGCCAGGACGCCGGGGCGAGACTCATGAAGGTCGACGGCAGCCGCTTACGTCCCGCGAGCAACTCGCCCGTTTTCACGTGCGATTCGTAGTCGTAGACACTGTTCGCTGTCTGCGCCGTGAAGAGCCGTGACATGTCCTCGGGCCTGAGCTGCGACAGTTCCTCGGGCGTGAGGTGCCGGTCGCCGGACGAGCGCCAGAATGCGTGCGCGTCGATCTGCCAGCGCGCCAACGAATACCCGTCGACGGGATTGTTCGACGGCGTCTCGACCTCCGCCTCGTCGTCATCCCAGCTGACCGGCTTCGTTGGGTCGTAGATGTCCTTCGTCACGCGAACGTCACCCCAGCCCTTCGACCGGTCTGTCTGTGGCTTGCGGAACAACAGCACGTATTCCGGCATCCCCATGCCCATGCTCGAGGCGTCAGCGCGCATCTTCGTGTAGCCGAGGCGGTAGGTCTGGTTGTTCTCGCGCACGACATCTGTAACGATCGTGTGCATGCCCAGGTAGTCGAAGCCGTGCTTCCGGAAGTGGGCCAGCGTCTCCGCGTGGAACGGCTCCACGGTCGGGTTGCCGGTTCCCATGACGTTGCCGAACAGGATGCGATCCTTCACGTGAATCGCAGCGACTCGGCCCGGCTTGAGCACCCGCAGCAGGTTCGGCGTCAGAAAGTCCATCTGCTCCCAGAAATGCGCGTTGTCGTCCGTGTGGCCGAAATCGTTGTAGCTCGGGGAATACTCATACTGAGTGCCGAACGGGATGCTCGACAGGATCATGTCCACCGAATCAGTCTCCATGTGATCGCGCGTTTCGAGCACGCAATCATTGAGCGCAAACTGCCAGCCGGTGCCGGTGACTTCGATGCGCTCGACGCCCATCGAGCGAGTGAGCGCCTGCGAAATCGCGCCGGCGTCTAGCCCGAACTCCCGGATGATGTCTGACATGCTCGCCGTGAGCTTCTTGTGCTGCTCCCACTTCGCCAGCAGAATCTCGATCACCGATTCTTCCGACTCCGCAAGGATCACGTCGATCTCCACGCGCTCCGTCTGCAAGAAACGATGCAGGCGGTGGACGCTCTGAATGAAGTCGTTGAACTTGAAGTCGATGCCCGCGTAGATCGCCCGGTGACAATGCCGCTGGAAGTTCGACCCTGACCCGGACAGGCTCGGCTTCGTCGCGAGGATCCGTGTCTCGCCGTCGGCGAACTTCACTGCGCGATCCTCCCGCTCGTCGAGGTCGAGGCTGCCGAAGATCTCCATGGCCTCCGGCAGTGCTTTCTTGATCGCCTTCCGCTCATCCTCCAGCGTGTGCCAGAGCACGAAATGATCGTCCGGGGCTTCGTTGACCAGCTCGGCCAGCTTCTCGATCCGTGCCGAGAGACTGTTGCGCTTCTCGATCGCAGCACCCGACAACCCCAGCGCGCCATTCGCGAACAGCACCGCCTGGCCATCGCCGTCCGTACGCACCTCGCCGTCCTTCACCTCGACCCGGTGAAACCGAACGTCAATCTCCGGGAGGTCGTATCCCTCATCCGAATATCCGAGGTCGGACGGCTGCTGAATGAAGCAACTCCATGTGTTCAGCCACAGCCAGAACTCGCGCTCCTTGTGCGGGTGCAGCGTGAGGTTGCCCGCCGACGACGAATCGCGCTGGAAGAACCGAGTGAGGATCTGGCCCGAGTCCATGATGCCGAGGTAGGCGGCGTAGTGAGACAGCTCCTTGAACCGGTTCGGCGATGGTGTCGCAGTCGCCACGAACCGAAACGCGATGTCCTTGAACAGGTGCAAGAACGTCTGGAACGTCTTCGAGCCGTAGTCGCGCAGCACCGACGCTTCGTCCAGGCTCGTCGCCGTGAACAGGTTCGGATCGATCTTGCCGTCCCGCACACTCTCGTAGTTCGTGACGAACATTCCCGTCTCAGGCAGCCCAAACGCGGCCGTCTTGATGAACGTCACGTCGACGTCCAGCCGGGCCCCGCTCGAGATGAAGTCGTGCCGCATGCCGAGCGGCGCGACGATCAGCGACCGGCCGCCCTTGTGTTTCGTGATCAGTCGCAACGTCTCGATCTGGACGAACGTCTTACCCAGCCCGAACGCTGCAAAGATCGCACGCCGGCCGCCCTTCACCGCCCACTGGACGATGTCTCTCTGGTGTTCCTTAAGCAGAGGGTTGATCTCTGCCGGGTCAATCTCGAATCCGAACGACTTATCGAAGTTGACCTTCTCGCGGAGGAACGAATCGTAATCTTCAAGCACTGTCATGGTGTCCCTTTTGTCTTTGAAGTTGTTGGCGGGGGCGACGAGTGCCGCCCCCGGGTGGTGCATGTCAGCGCTTGCTATCTTCGACGATCCACTCGGCGCAAGCCCCGATGACCAGTGCGACTTCGGCCGCAAGCATTTGCGTTTCGTACTTCTCAAGGACCGAATCAAGCGAGTCGACGTCCAGCCCGCCCATGTAGGAATCCTCGATCTGCTTTCTGCCGCGTTCGTATAACGACTGCGCCCCGCCGTGCTGAGGATTCTCGGCCCAAGCTAGGAAGTCCGGCAGGAATTCAGCGACGGCGTTTAGCGCCTCTTCGGGATCCATCGGCCTAGAAGGGCGTCTCGTCGGAGAAGTTCCCCGGCGAGTTCCACACATCGCCGCCGGCGGCCGGGGTCGGTGGCGGCGTCCCGGCGCCCGGGGTGGTCGCGGGCCACGGCTCGTCACTGCCCGCTGCAGCAGGTGCGCCGCGATTGCCCGACTGCGCCCTGGTCACAGAGGCGGTCGCATACCGCAGCGATGGACCTATCTCGTCGATCTCCAACTCCATCGACGTGCGCTTCTCACCTTCCTTCGTCTCATACGACCGCTGCTTGAGACGGCCCTGAGCGATGACCCGCGAGCCCTTCGTCAGGCTGCCCGCGACGTGCTCGGCGAAGTCGCGCCACACGGACGCACGCAGGAACAGCGCGTCGCCGTCCTTCCACTCGTTGGCCTGCTTGTCGAAGGTGCGCGGCGTGCTCGCGATGGTGAAATTCGCGACCGCCAGACCGTTCTGCGTGTAGCGCAGTTCTGGATCGCTGGTCAGGTTGCCCACCACGGTAATTACAGTTTCGCCGGCCATATCAGTTGCTCTTTTCGGTGTTGGTTGTTGCGGGTATTGCGCCCAGATAGGCGTTGAGCTTGGTGGGGTTGAACCCTGCCCAGGCAACGTCCTCGATCGGCGTTCCGAACGAGACGATGACGACGGGCGCCGCGGCAAGCCCCAGCGACTTGGCCGCTTCGAGGTCGAGCGGGTCTTTGAGAATGTCGACCTCAGCGAACTCGACGGCGCGTTTCGTTAGCCACTGCTTCGTCATCACGCATTGACGGCAATCGTCTTTGGTGTAGACGGTGACGGTCAGGACGGTCATTCGTCGCTCGCTACTGCGAAGTGCTCGCTGCGGTGGATCGTGTGGAAGTACTTGCGGCTGGTTTCATGGCGGACGCTCTCGGACAGCAGGTGGTAGTGCGCCCCGCCATCGTTCGAGAAGGCCTCGCCGTTGCGGCGGTTCTGCCAGAGATCGGACTGCCCGGCGATGTCCTCGTCAATGTGCTGCCACTCGTCGGGGTTGTCGGTCAGCGGGCGCAGGTTCTTGTACTGCAGCAGCTCGTTGATCATCGGGATTGCGACGGATGCGGACCCTCCGGAGTGGCCCATGTCGGCGAACGCTTGGACGACTGTCAGGAGTCCGGCGATCGTGTCGGGATCCTCGCCGATCAGTTCCAGTTCTAGGCGTGCGTGCTCTACGAGGTTGCTCATTTGCTGCTCATTTCGGTGTTGGTTTCGTGAATGGTCGGAAACGCTGCGCGCCCGTCTGCGTCGATTTCGCGGGTTCCGCGTGCAACCGGGTGCATTTCGGTGGAAACCCCGCGAGCGGTCACAGCGCGGATCATGCCGGGCAAGTCCCGAACGCTCGGGGAATGACGTGGCGACTCGTACACCTGCGGATGGAACCGTCTGTCGTGCCTGGCGAGAATGGCGACCGTCGCCACCTGCCCGACAGAATGGGCGGTGAAATCCGGGCAGTCAGAGCACTCGGAGTCGTAAACGTCCCCGGCGCTTGGTATTGCTCGTGCGGTCATTTCTTGGTCTCTCTCTCGTTGAATTCCTGCTGAATGCGGTGTCGCGTGAGCGTTGCGGCGATCGGCTCAGGACGGCCAGGCAGGTAGGCCATTGCCTCGACGGTCGCCGCGTGCAGCCGATCGTGCCCGTCGACGTCACCGGCGATCGACGCAGCGAGCCCGCGACTCTCGACCCGAATTACCTCGAGCTCGTGGCTGGCGAGCATGACGCGGTGGTCGTGACCGCCAAACGACTCACGCCTGACCTGCGCCAGGGTGGGAAATCGTTCAGCCTCGACGGCGACGGTGTCGATGCCCCTCAAGAACTCGTCGAGGGCATCTATCACGACGCCACCGGCTTGCCCGTATCCGGGTTGACACCGCGCTCGATGCGGTGCGCTCGGATCGCAGCCTGCGTTTCGGCCTCGAACTTGGCCCGGTCGAGCGTGATGACCGGCGCAGCGATGGCGCCGCGCTGAATAGCCGTCACGATTCGTTCCGCGCGTTCCTGACGCAACCTGACCACCCGCACGTTCGCGATGATGTGCCCGGCCTCGAGGTAAACCCCCGGCCGATCCTGACGGTGCATGACCACGGCGGCCAGGCACTCATCGAGCGGAAGGTGGCCGAGGGACTGAAACCATTCCTCGTGCAGCAGCCCGGCCTTGCCGACGTCACGGTTGTCGCCGACCTTCACGCGGGCGATGAGCTTGCCGATGTCGTCGTAGTTCATGCGCTCAGCGCCTTCCGGTCGTGTTCGGCTTGCATTCGCTTGCCGGTTTCGATGACGTCGAGGATCTGCTGATCCTTCGGGACCTTCGCCTGCTGCCCTTGGGTCCGTTGCCGTTCGGCATGCAGGCGCAGCTCGTCGTACTTCGCCCGGAACTTCGGCATCGACAGGATGTTGCCGCGCCAGAATGAATCCGCCTGACACCACCGCATCAGCCGTTCCGCCGCGTGCGGCTCGCGGCCATCGTTGACGAGCATCAGCCGGGCAGCAGTGAGCCAGCCCGGGCCGATAGTCGGCGCCTTGGATCCGTTCGCCACAACGAGATCGCGGAGCAGGATGCACAATCGTTCGACCTCGGGGCGTAGCTCCGAGACAGGGCTCGAATCCTCGACGTTGTCTTTAGTACTTAATAGGGTTGGTTTGGTAGGGAAGGGCTTGGCTTGGCTTGGGTGCTGGGACACCCGTGGGACAGACACGGGACTCCCACCGGGACTCCCACGGGACACGTCACCCGGCGTTTCTTCCTTCTCACCAGCGTTTTTCTTGCGCCACGCGTTCTTCCGGGTCCGTTCCTTCTCTCTGTCGGCTTCGATTTGCTCTCTTGTGCGCTGCCACGCCGGCCAATCGTGGAAGACAAATCCTTGGGGGGTTACTTCCCACAGCGCGGCAGTCACGAGCGTGTCCACTGCCCCCGGCGCCGCGCCCCATTCGTCGAGCATGAACGCGCCGAAATGGCCGTCTGTCATGTGTTTTGCGCACCAGCTCCCGGCGATCGTCCACAGGCCAATGGCCGGCATCCGATCAGCCCGGGGGATGCCCAGGACCTTGGGGCTCGTCGAGAACCCGTCGTCTACGTTGAACCAAACCACTACGTCTTACCTCCTTCCTTTTCGTCAAAGTCGCCTCTCGCGATGGCGACGGCCAGCCCGTCGAGCACTGCGGCCGCGGGCAGTGATGCTTGCTTGTCTGCTCGGGCCTTGATGTGGGCGAGCAGCTTGGCCTTGTCGATCAATAGATGACCCCGTCACCGCTCATGGCCGCTTTCGCTTGCGCGTCGGTCAGCTCCAGCCAGCCGCCATCGTTGTCGTAGACGACCCATGTGAGGCGGAGCGTGCCGAGTCGCCCGGGCAGCCAGCGGCGGGCCGGCCATGTGCTCGGATCAGCCCAGCCGGGACACGCCCAGCCTTCTTGAACGGCCAAGGCAGGGTGCTCGGTGATCCAGCCATGACAGCCGGTCGTGCCGGTGCCGCCTAGGACCTGCAGATTGCAGACGATGGTCAGCCCGCCCTGTGACCGGTTCTGCCGGTGGTCGCGGTTCGACGGGCCGCAGTTGCGGCGGCATCGCTGGCAGGTGTCTTTGTCTCGCAGCGTTGCCAGCTCGTAGGCGTCGCGTTCATCGGCGGGCGTCGGCTTCGCAACCTTCGGGCCGATCACACCGCCCACCTCACGACTTCCATCGCTTCGAGGTTCACCAGGGGGAGGGACTCCTCGACCGGGCGTCCGAGGTGGCGGGCTCCCATTGCTGCGAAGATCACCGCGTCGGCCTCGTCGTTGCCCTTGGGGTCGGCCTGAGGGTAGCGCTTGAGCACGGCCGCCAGAACGATGTCCTTCTGTGCGTTGCCCTTGCCTGTCGCGTACTTGCAGCGTTGGCCCGAGGTGATCACGACGGGCTCCTGGTCGACGTACTCGCACAGATGCTTGACGACGAGCCACCAGTGCGCATGGATCTTGTCGAGCGATGATGACTTCGCGCCGAACGCCATGCCCTCGATGACGATCAGATCCGAGGGGTGAAGTCGCACGGCTTCGTCGATGCCGGCGGCGATGTTGTGCGACCGGGCAAGGAAGCTGCGGAGCGTGCCAGCGTCGGGTTTCGACTTGACCGTGTGAGTCTCGATGGTCCCGTTCGCGATGACGGCGAGCCCCGTCGACGTCATCGAGAGGTCGATGCCAATCACGCGGCGAGGCACCACTGTCTGGTAGCTGTCGGGCGATGCGCCCTTGTCCATGATGATCATGGTCTGGCTGATTTCGTGTTGAGCATTGGTGCCTCCCGGCGGTGGTACGCCGAAGGCCGCCATGCATGATTGCGGTGGCGGCCTTCGGCGAGGGTATTGCTATCGGTGCGCGGTCATGCCGCGCCGGTGGGGCTACGGCTTCCCGTAGAAGATCGGGGCTTCGATCCCGTCGAAGAGGCGCGTCTCCACGTCGTCCTTCTTCTCCGTCTTGCCGTCGCGGATCTCCGTGACCACGTCAGCGAATGCCGCGTCGAGGATCTGCTCGGGCCGCTCAAGCGCGAACCCGAGCTTCAGATCGCCGCCGTTCACGCGGTAACGGAACTGCGCGAACACGTGGTAGATCGGGCCACCGACGTACGGGCGAATGGCGAGCTTGAGCAGCTTCGGGATATCCAGAGCACCCTTCGACCCAGCCTTCGCCGTCGTGGTCTCCGTGTACTCGAACTTCACCTCACCGTTGTCCATCCGCACGGCAGAGCCGAAGTCAGCGTTCGACTTCGCCTCGAACGTCGTCGCGATCTCGATCAGGCGGGCGTGGTCGGGGTCGACCACGTCGAGTGCGCGGGCCTCGATGAACTCCGCGAACTCGGCCTGATTGAACCAGGCACGCGGGTTCGCGCCGAGATCGTGCTGCGTCCACGCGAGCCAGGGGATCGTCTTGACGAGCGACAGGCGCAGCTTGTGCCCTTCCCACCCGGCGGGCTCACCCGCTCCCGTGTGGGAATCGATGACGGCGACGACGGTGCTCTCGGGAGTGTCTGCGTAGACCTCAGTGGCCGCCGTGGAGTGGCGCTTGAGGTACCCGACGAACGAGACAGCATCCGTGACCATGCGTGACGCTTTCGCCCGGCGCGGGCTGAATGCCCACGAGTCGGTATCAGTGAACTTCACCCCGCCACGGCCGTCAGGCGTCGAGTACACGGTGCCCGGATCCACCTGACGCGGCTCGACGCCCTGCATGGCGATGTTTGCAATGGCGGACGCTTCGGACGCGCCACCCTCGTTCTCGGCGGGCATGGCCGCTTCGTAGGTTGTCATTAGTCGAGGTCCTTCACTTCGCCGGTCGCGGCGTCGTAGGTGGGCATGTCCTGCACGTCTTCCTCAAACAGAGGCATCGACGACGGGTCGCGGCGGCTGAGGTTGTTGAGGTCATCCGTGTAGGCGATGGAGCCTTCACGGTTTCTCTCGGGGAGGTTCGTGGTGATCTTGTCGGAGAAGATCACTTCGGAACCGCCCGGGTTGACGAGCTTCACGTCGAACTTCACGCTGAGAGAACCGGACTTTCCGGTGTCCTTCACCGCAGCGATGAGGCTGCGGAGGCTCTCGGAGAGTTCAACGTCGGTCTTGGGGCGAATCGACGCGAGGATGGCGGCGAAACTGCCGGTGGTTTCGGGCTTCGTGCTAGTAGACAATGGATGCCTTTCGGTTTGTAGTGACGTGTGGAAGCAGGAGGCTTCCGGGGATGCGGGGTGTGCTTGCCTCGTGCTGGCGAGGTCCATGCAGCGCGCCCCGGCGTGGCCGGTCAACGTCCGACTCCGCCGACCTGATATGCGGTGGCGAGGACCTTGTTGATGTTCAAGAATCCGTACAGCTTCGAGGTGAGCGCTTTCTGCAGCGCCTCGGCGGCATGCAGGATCTCTTTCGCATCGTCGAAGTCGTTCTTCTGCTGCAGGGTGGCAAGGTCGGCCTCGGCCCGCTGCCGGTTCACAGTGCGTTCCGTTGAGCGCATGATCGCCTTGGCCCGGGCCTCGATGTAGGTGCGCTCCGTGGCGTACCGGCGCCCCCAGAGTTCCTTGAGCGCTGGCACCGCGTTCTCAAGCCGGTTGCCGATCTCGCGAATCAGCTGCTCCAGCTCGAGCGGCCCGACCGGCTCGTACTCCGCGACTTCGCCCGTGCTCATGTTGGCCATGACGCCGGCGGCCTCGGTGAATTCAGCCACTGGCCTTGCCTGTTTCTGCAGCATGCTCGGCGGCGGTCTCGCGCTCGTAACGCTGCAGCTCCGTCTCCTCGGCCGCAGGTTCGGCGGCTATCGGCGCAGTGACCTCGGGCTCGTCGTCCGGGACGATCTCAGCGTCGATCACGTTCTCGTCCGGCTTGACCTCCGCAGGTGCAGTGGCGGGATCTGGCTCAGCTTCCCGCGAATCCTTCGTCAGGGTCGAAGCGTGCGACATGATCAGGTCGCGCAGATCACCGGTCATCTCGTTCGGGCCAACGTCCTCGCCCTGCTCATCCTTGCCGCGGATCTTCTGCGCAAGGGCGGCGAGTTCACCCTTGTCCTCGGTAGCGCGGATGAGTGCGAGCCAATCAGATGTCTGCTCCGCGGGCTCCACCGGGGTGGTGCTCATGCTCGCCATTTCCTCGGCGATGTACAGGCCAGTGAAGCGGCGCGGGAACGCCTTCCGGAACGCCTGCATCTCGGCGCACTTGAGCAGCTGATTCGGCGAGTTGAACTCCCACTGTCCAGTCGGGGTAATGTCTCCCTTCCTGCTGCGTGGGACGTACCCGGCGTAGGTGACGACACCAACTGCAGGTGCCTTCCAGTCCGTGCGGATGATGCCGACGCGGGCGGCAGACGGCGGCGTTTCCTTGACCCACACGTCAACCCACGTCGCCCCGTCATCGGTCCACTGCGGGTCGGTCTGCCCGCCGTATTTGCCGGTCTCTTCAGCCTTGCCGCGGATGCCGTTGATGCCCACCTCGATGGACCACTTGCCGCCACGTTCGATGCAGTAGATCTCCTTCGCGATTGGGTCGAGGCCAGAGCGGCGGCACTCGGCGAGGAACATCTCGACGACTGGCCGTGGAGCCTCGAAAGACTCTTTGGTCCACTGGCCGTTTATCTGTCTGTTCTTCGTCCCCTTCAGGCCGATGCCTTCGAGGACCGCCGCCTGCTGCGGTGTCCATTGGGTGGTGTCCCCGGTCTCGGGAAGCAGGTCAAGTGCGCCGCTCATAGGTCAATCTCCTTTGCGAATTGGTGTGCGGCGCGAACGCGCGCCAGCACGGGGGTTGCGATGTCGATCATTGGTTGCAGCAGGTGCTCGACGTCGGCCGGGTAAATACGGAGGTGCTTCGGTTCGATCGCGCCGTTGCGCAGCTCGCCGTCGACGAGTTCACCCCAGATGAACTCCGTGTAGAGGACCTGATCCCAGTCGGCACAGAACATCTGCCAGCACACCTGCCGCAGCTCGCGGGCAGTCGGGCCGTGGACGATCTTGTTGTGCTTGATCTTCGCCTCGCCGAGGATGATGCCGCCGCGGGTCGCTTTCATGGCGTCCGGGGTGGCGCCGAATCCGACTTCGCCAGGCGCATGGATCAGGGCCGTGCTCTGCAGCAGCCCGTGAGAGGCGAGTAGGCGAGGCTCCCATTCGTGACCGGCCTCGGTGTAGGCGTTGCCGTGGAAGCTCGACGGTTTGAGTTTCGCGGCGACGTAGGCCTCGATGGATGCTGCCTTCACGTACCCGGCGGCGTCGGATGCTCCGATGACGCCGCTGGCACGAGCGGCCAGCCACTTCTCCCGGTCGGTGCCGTCATCGAGGATGCGCGAATGCCACGGTGGCAAGTCCACCGCGGTCATAGCCCGGCCGCTTCCAGCCGGGCGTCATCGTCTTCGCCCTTGCGGTAGTCGGCCCATTCCTCTTGGTCGGGATGCCATGCGCCGGACTCGATCGCTCGTGCCTGCGCCGGCGTGAGGTCGGTGGGCTGATAGTAGGCATCAGCCAGACCTGCGCCGAACGTCACAGCCCCACCGGCCTCGGCGCGCGCAGCAACCGTTCCAGCGCGGCGGTCTGCGCTTTCGTCGCAGCAACCTGCGCATCTGCGGCCTCAGCAAGCGCGAGAGTTGCGTGCACCTGGGCGACCTGAACGCGAACGGCTGCCTGTTCGGTGCCCATTCGGGCTGCGCTCATGTTGTCGAGGCTGGCCAGTTGCAGGGCCTTTGCTTTGTGGTCTCTCATGCGGACACCGCCAGCGTTCCCTCGTTGAAGACGAACCCGATCTCGGCCGAGTTGTCACGGCCGCGCTCAGTCGCCACGGTCCAGCCGCGCTCGGTGGCACGAGCAGTGATCAGCTCGAGCGTCTCGTCGTCGAGCGCGTTGCCGTTCTTGATGAAGATGACCTTGAGCTTCGGGTTGCCCGACGTTGCGATGTCGAACGCGACCAGCCACTGCTGCGCCTCGTTGAGGGAAATGAACCGGCGGCCGTTCACGGTCACGCCGTTGTCGTCAACCGACAGCCCGTCGAACGGGAACACGGCGGCGGCGAGGCCGTCAGCCTTCTGCTTGTCGATGGCGGCGATCTTCGCGGTGAGACCTGCCTCGCCCTCTTCCAGCGTGGCGAGTTCGGCGGCGACCGCAGCGCGCTCGGCCTGCTTGCGAACTTTCGCGTTCGTCTCGTCGATGGTGGTGAGCTGCTCGGCGACGGCATCCGGAGACTTGATCTCCGCGGCGGCGCTGGCCTCGGCGGCAGCGCGCTCGGCGACCATAGCGGCTTTGTGCTCGGCGCGTACCACGTCGAGCGCAGCGGCCATCTCGCGGCCTTTGGCGTCCAGCACGCGGAGTGCGTTGATCGCGGCGTTGTGCGCTTCACCCAGGCTTGTCACCTGCAGGTTGTGCGCTCGTATCGCATCCATCTCGGCGTACAACTCGGCGGCTGAAACCTCAGCATCCGGCAACGTGGCGTCGATCGGCGGGAACGCAGCCAGCCGCACATCCGCCTTCTTCCGGTCCCGGGTGACGTCAGTGCGGCCGTCGAAGTAGCTCTTGCTCTTGGCGGTCAGCTCGGCCGGGTCAAAGCCCAGATCGACCGTGGACAGCAGAACCTCGCGCTGCTTCGCCTCATCGAAAGCGACGAACTCGCCGGGATCAATGAGGTTGGCGCCGATGAGTTCGGCGAGAATGTCGGCCGACTTCCGGGTGTCTTTGGCACCGTCGAGTGCGTACACCCCGAACGTCGACTTGATCGAACCGTCCTTCTGAATCTTCCATGTGCGCAGCAGGTGGATGTCGAGTTCCGTGTCGATGAACTCGGCCCGGGATTCGGTCTGTCCTTCACGGATCGGCTCGGGAGTCAGGTTCGACCCCTTGTACTTGAACAGTTCCATCTGCGAGCCGAGGAAGCTGGACTTGCCCGCGCCGTTCCCGCCGGCGAGTACGTACACGCTTCGGCCTTCGGTCGTCGTGATGGCCGTTTCGCCTACCAGGCCGCGGTAGTCGGTGGCTTTGAAAGTCTGTGTCATGGCAAATTCCTTACATAGATGAGAGCGAGAAGAACGCGCGGCGCCATGAGGGCACCGCCGAAATAGATGGCGGCGGCCGGCCAGAGCAGCCCGCACGCAGCGAAGATGATGAGGAAGCCGAGCAGGAACAGGACCCACGACCAGCCGTGGACAGTCATACGAACGTCTGCTGTCTGCGCTTGAGCCGGAACACGATCACGTCGTCGGCGAACCAGGACCCGCGCAGCCAATCTGCGGGCGGGTCGTCCCTGTTGTCGTCGTCGGCTTCGTGTGCAAGCCGGACGATGCCCTCAGCGGAGGGGAGCAGGTAGCCGAACATGTCGCCGTTGTCGCGCCCATGCCTGTTGGTGAGCACAACCTGATCGCCGGGAACGGGGAGCAGCGGGGCGATGTAGCCGGGGGACTTGAGCACCTGCCCGGTCACGACAGCTTCACAATCAGGACGCCAGCAGTCGCGGCGAGAGCGACACACAGCGAGCCGAAGAAGATGAGCATGAACTGTCGGCGAGCCGAACGGTTCGCGATGCGCCGGCGACGATCATCAGCGAGGATCTGCGAACCGTGCGTCGGCTCGGCGGGGTCCGGGGCGGTGGGTTTCGTCATGCTGCAACTGCTTTCTGGTCGGTGAGAATGCGGCGCAGACGTTCGATGCCCTTGAGGGTCACGCGAACCTGCGGAGGATCAAGCACGAGATCGCCCGTCTTGGGGTGATAGTGCGACTGAGGCTTGGCGGCGAGGTGGCCAGAGTTCACGCGGTCGGCGTACGGCTCCCACTTGTTGGTGCCCAATGCGCGGAAGATCCAGCGGAAGTCGCCCATCTGCTCGAACAGGCGTTGCGGGCCAGTGACGATGCCAGCGCGGGCCAGGATCTTCGCAGCCTCGGCAACGTCGTAGTCACCTCGTGCAGATGCCAGCTCGTCCCATGCCGCAGCGCGAGATGTCACGGCGGCGAGCTCGCCCACGATTCGTTCGTTGTGCTCCAGCAGTGTGCCGACCGCGGCGTGCAGCGCCTTGATCTGGTCGACGTCGGTGGCGGGAGCGACGTACTGGCCGGTCTTGCGGATGGACGGGAGGACCTCGCGGGTGACCCACCGCTTGAACATCACGGCGCCAGCCACTCGCGACTGGAAGATCAGCTCGTACAGCCCGGCCTCGCTTACCGTCGCTGCCGATTGGTTACGCCCGAGCGAATCGATGATGTCGGCAATGCCGACCCCATCAGGATCGAGCCGACCGACCGCGTCCCGGCCATTGGCGAGGCCGAGTGCCAGGGTGACGTCTCGGGCGACGAACCATGGCTCGCCGTCGATGGTGATTGTCCGTACCTCGGCGCCCTCGAACTCGAACGGAACGATTGCCGCACTCACGAGAACGACCCGAGGTTGATCACGAGCGAGAGGTGGTCACGCAGGCTCACGATGTCGGCGGCCGTGAGGAATCCCGACGACTGCGGGGTGTTGTAGCGGAAGGTCGTGACCTCCGCGCCCCCGTTGCCGAAGGTGTTGAGGCTGACCATGTACTTGCCGCTGGCGCTGAGCCAGTCGGGTGAGGTTGCGGCGATCTCGGCGCGTGTTGCATGCTGCTGCAATTCGTCGGAGTCTGTAGTCTGGGTGGGCATTGAATCTCGTTTCTGTGTTGTGGCCCCCGACTGAACCTCGGGGGCTTTTCTTGTTCGACGAGCAGGGGCGCCGGGTCTTACTCCCGGACCACCGTTTGCAGGCTCGCCCCTTGACTGGGTTATGAGGGCCAGTCCCCTTTGCCGGTCAGGGCTCGAGCCTGACCAGCTGGTTTGCAATGCGGTGGCGCGCCGAAATGGCCGCGTTGATAAAGCACCGTGCGCTGGCAGACACCTAGCTGCCCCGCACGTGAACGACCTGAGTACTTTCCTTGGCGGGGCCTGGCTTCGAATG